CGTAGATAGCGATAGTCGTTATCCGAGAAGGAAAACGTCGTTACAAACCCTTATAGTCTTGAAAGGTTAACAGACTGTGGAGAGCGCGAGGTCATGAACTTGCACTCTCCTTTTTTATCCACGCAAAAAGACCCGAGTCTCCCCGGGCCTTGATGCGTGATCCTATATTGTAAGGAGGTGAAGTCTCCCCCATGAGAGGGCTGAATCGTCATGAATAATATAGATTATTCTATATAATTCAATCCGTCTCGAACCAGTCCGGCTTTAGCACCGTGTATTCTTCAAGCCAGGACTTGAACAGTCCCGTCATGTACCAGTTTCCACCAAGTCCGGTCGGTGGTTTTACGAAATAGTGCTCTGCGATCGTGAGTATCTCGGTCTGCTCTTCGGGCTTCATGAGTAAAAGCAACAAGAGCTGTGTTCGGAGTCCGTCCTTCTCAAGTCTGTCCAGTTTCTTGCCGATGCCCTTCTCGTTGTCACGTCTCGTGATCAGGAACTGGAGGAATGCGAGAACGCCTCCCGAAGTGAGAGCTGAAATAACTGCTATTATTATTGTTTGCGTCATTCCCCTCACCTCACTTTGCTCTGTATACCCAGTTCTGGGCACCTTTACCAGTCTTTGCCTGATGTGGGTAGTACTTCTTTTTACTATTGGCTTCAGCTTTAAGTCCGTTGCCAAGCTCGATAAAGATATGATTACTACCAGTCTTGCTCTTAGTCCTATGAATATCACCCTCCTGAACTGAGCCCTTTACAAGAGTAAAGTTCTCCTTAAGATAAGCGTCTATCTTTTTCCAAGCATCAGCAGTCTTACCACTATAATCCATTTTAGGATAACCGCATTTACGAAGGACTACACCAACGAAACGATGGCAGTAGAAATCATTGCCAGATCCATACACCTCTTTCGCAGCTGTCTTGTATGCCGGTTTTTCCTTTGTTTTTGTACCGCTGAACGCTATCGCCTGATTAGCGATCTTTGTCCCTTTGGTGGTCTTTGGCTTGGTTGGATATACGGCTTTGTCGTGACTGTTAAGATACTTTTGCAGAGCCTTCATCGAGTTCGCGCCGAATACGGCCGTGGTCTCGGACTTACTGAAACCTATTTTCATTTGTAATGCCTTTGACGTGTTCGGCCCCCATATTCCGTCCGGATCAGATAGACCGAGCCACTTCTGCATATACCTGACCGTGACCGAGTTCGCTCCGTAGTCGAAGGCAGTCAGAGTCGGGACATACTTCTTGTATTCTTTGCGGATAGTGATTCCGTCGGTTTTATTCATTCCGAGGAACTCTTGCAGTCGGTTAACTGTCGCAAGTCCACCGATACCATCGACAACGAGCTTGCCGTCCTTTGTAGTCGGTGCCGTTGCGGTCTTGCCGTTCAGCTTGCCGCTCCACACCTTGAGGACGTCCCCTCTCATGTTGTCCTCGTATGCGATCCACCCGTTACGGAGTGAGCTGTTAGAATACGAGTCTTTAACGTAGACGTAGTGTTTGCCCTTTTCGTACTTGTATGCGGTGGAGCAAACGAAGTGTCCTGAGCTCGTCCAATGTACGCCCTTTGAGCCACCTCTTCGACTTCCCATCAAATAAATAGCCACTCTGTTCCCCTTTGCAAGTTCTGTCCAAAGTGGCGACATAGTGGCGTGTTCTTTGACCTCAGTCAGCCCGTAGTGCTTCATCATCGCTGGTATTCCGCTCCAGTACGTTCCATTACCGTTCGGATCTGCGTACTGTTTGCAATACGGTTGAATCGTTGCGGGAGTATAGCCTTTGTACTGCTCCATTTCGATGATAGCGTTACAGATACTTACCTCACCGCACCCGCAGTTCCGCAGATACCACGGCTTTTTCGGATAGCCGAGACCACCCCACCTGGGATCGGTCTGCATATATTTAGTTTTGTTCATTCTCCTCACCGTCCTCGATGTAGTTCAGCTCTTCAACGTCCATCGGCTCGACCTCGTAGAAGTCTTTTGAACTCACTCCGATGATCGCTGCGATAAACAGTCCGATTGCGGAGATTGTCGCTCCGATATTGTCGTAGTACGGGAGGCCCCATATCTTTCCGACCGTCAGAACGAGAGTCGCACTTGCCGGAATTACGACCAATGCGACCCACTTAAGGGTATCGTATGTCTTGTTAGATAGTTTCATTTCGTTTCGTCCTTTCCAGCGACTACCGCCATGCACGTTAGCATCATTCCAATAAACGTTCCAAGTATGAAGCATATAAAATGTGATAACATTTTGATTTGTCCTTTCTACTTCCATTTGCCGATTGCGTAGATGTTTCCTCTGCCTTGGCTTGATGCATTGTCATTTCTGAACAGTTGCAGTTGGAACGTGCTTGCCGTTAGCGTTCTGATAGTTCCCCAATAGTAACCATTGCCCCAATATGTCAAATCAAAAAACGCTTTTGGTGCTTCAATAAATAGGTCTGTCGGGAACGTCTGGTCACTCGGTGTCACTATCCTTCTATACCAACCGCCAGTAGACCCATCGGGTGCGAATGATCCACTTGCCCACTCGCCCCAACACTCTGCAATGCCACTATTCCACTTTCTGTAAGTCCAGATTCCGCTTGTGCCTTCTTCCACAACATAATCGACTTTTACCGCTTCAAGCAGTTTGTTAATCTGTTTCTTTAAATCAAGAAATGCCATTGAACCACCCCCTAAACAATTACATCGCTGTCCCAACCGAGACTAACCAATGCGTCATATATCTCTTTGTCCGTGCCACTTGTCGCTGTGGTGTCGAGTTGAAGCATCGGATCAGTCATGTCCACCTTTGTGTCAACGTAAGCCTTTATGACCTTGTTCTGTACTGGTAGCGTGGACGTGTCGCTCATAGCCGTATCGACTTGACCAGCGTCACCCTGTTCGCCCTTGAGATTATGGAAAGCAAACGAGAATTGTTTCGCCGTGTCTGGCCCCGATGCTGTGACAGTTACCGACGGAGTACCGACGTTGGAGTCCACCGTTGCCGAGACCGTACCGAATCCAGCAGCGTCACCAGTAGGACCCTGTGGGCCAGTCGCACCTGTCTCGCCCGTGTCTCCTTTCGGACCTTGTGGGCCCGTGTCTCCTGTGTCGCCTTTTGGTCCTTGAGGTCCTGTCGCTCCAGTATCACCAGTATCGCCTTTAGGTCCTTGTGGACCAGTTGCTCCTGTTTCGCCTTTAGGTCCTTGTGGCCCCGTGTCACCAGTATCGCCCTTTGGTCCAGTTGCACCTGTTGGGCCCTGTGGTCCTGTCGGTCCCGTTGCTCCCGTGTCTCCACGAGGAATCACGAAGTCGAGCATTACGTTGACCTCGTCGCCCACGTTCGTTACCGATGCGTTAGTTCCCGCTGCTCCTGTGGTCGTGGAGTTGACCGCTACCGATACGGTAGTAGGACCACCGCCTCCCGTTGACGAGCCACCGCCTCCGTTGACACCCAGCGCCTCCGAGAGTGTCACGGACAAGTCTCCAAGGTCCATTGATTCGTATCTTTCCTCGAGAACATTCCACTCGGTCTTTACGATCTTGAACGTTCCACGCTGGTCGTAGTCTGGGAATATGACCGTAATGGTGTCGCATAGATGACACTCAAGCAGTTCCTCGAACTTATCGAACTCGCCCACGTCCTGAAGACGAACGAATGATACCGATATGGTCTGCGTTGGGAGTGCGGTGTTCTTGCCGTTCAGAATGTCGGCACCCATCGCATTGATCTGTGCCTTTGTCGGTTGTTCTTCGAACTTGTCCGATACGTCCAGAGGAACGGTCTCGTCACGGCCTGTGACGGTCTGTGTCGAGCTCGTCTGCTTGTCGCCTACGATCGTGGTCGTTCCATCTGTCCAATAAGGGATTACGCTCTGGTATGTTCCCTCGTTGCTCGTGTCCTCGTCGTAGTCTGTCATATTGAGGCCATAACGAATCGTAAAGTCTCGGAGTGAGCCACGCTGATTGTGGAGAATGACACGGAACTTGTCCCACTCATATTCGCCACCATACGTGTCCAGTATCGAGCCTTCCGAACCACCGAGAAGAGAGCGAACTGTTTTCGGCTGACCATTAGCACCGCTCATATATGCGACCGTGGACTTATCCGTCTCGTATGTGAACGGATTGGTTGGTGTTGACTGTGACAACAAAGCAAAAGCATCGGCGAGCGACTGGATATTTGACCCAGCAACTGTCAGACCGCTCTGTCTGTAACTGATGTGTACAGCGTGGAATGTAACCACTCCGTCTATTGGCCTCTCATAGCCCACGATGTCGAATGGTTGAACGTCATTCGTATCGTCATGTTCTGCCGCTATGATTCGACCGATTCGTATGTCGTCGAAGTGCGCTCCGTTTATTGGATATTCAAACTCGCACTCATATATTCCGTTACGTTCCTCCGTGACAATACAAGAAATGCAATCACGCAGTCTTCCGAGTCCGTTGCTTACAAACGAGGTCTCGTCTCTTTCGTATAGAATTGGAATCATTTAATGCCTCCTATACTTTCCACCATCTCGGAACGATTTTGAGGTCGGTTATTGTATTGTCGAACGTGACTGTGCTCGCCCCACTCGAAAGTTTTGGTAAATCAGACCCGAGGTCGATATATCTGTTTAGCGAGACGACAGCTTCACCTTCGTATTTATAAGCCTCGCCAATGTCACTATCTATATAAGTTGGGGTTCCGAGCCGAGATACTGTGGAGTCTCCCACGATAGTTCCCCACTGATTTGCAGACTCAGTCCCGCCGACTCTCATGTGCGAGTACCGCTCTGGACTTATTTCATACTCCATTCGCACGGTCCGCTCTCCATCGTACCCCAATGTGATTGTGATGGTGGTCGACTCCGTATATGTAGCTGGAGCCTCGGGATAATGGTCGTAATAAAGCGTGACGTCCGCAGCTATTGTTTGCGTATATGTTGCCGATGTTCCCTTTTCAAATGTTAGATTTGGGAAAGCCGTTAACAGAACCACTAAGGCACTATACCACCTCTCCGTAGTGCCAGTCGCATCTCCCGTTGAAGTCATGGAAAGTGATGTCACACGCGTATAGTCCAGCCCCTCGATTCGATTCGCCACTACAGGTTGCTTCCATGTTATAGTGTCCCCGATATTAAGCGAACTTAAATCAAGTCGCAATTCCCCATATTGTTTTCTGCTGCCAGAATAGAGCTCCACCTCTCCTAAAAAGCCCCCATCTATTTCGATTTCGTAACCATTTAGATTAACGCTACCGTATCCAGTAACCTCCAGCATCGGACTACTCTCAAACAGCGTCGGATTAGATATAACATCACCCGATGCCACCGTGATAGCGTTCTCGCCCGATTTGAGCCAACGTTGAGGCTTACAATCAAACGTTATGTCGAACTCGCCAGCCTTGAGTAGTTTCGGAGTTACCTCAAGACCGCTTTTGTAGACGCCCATTCTGTACTCGTTCGGATTGTATTCGTCCTCGATACGAACGTAACCATCACGAGAGCAAAGGAAATTGCGGAAGTTTGAAACCGCCTCCGCAAAGTCCTCCTCTGTCTCCGCATAGATGCCCGCAGGATATGTGACATCTATGTTCTCAAAGCGCCCTTTATCGAGCGCAAACTGTCCATTTCTGCCCGCAATAGAAATCATTTCGACTTCTCGTTGCGGTGCGTTATAGACGGCCTGTCCCGTGATATATACGCCGTAAGTACGGGACGATTCGCCGTCTACTGTAAGAGCCTTAAATATAGCCCCTGTCTGTGCTACTGCCATGCTAACCTCCTCTGATTAGTCTCACGGATAAGCATACGCTTAACTTCTTCAGCTATAGCCTGTGGATCTCTGTCAGCGCCGTTTATATTGATGACGATATTCGTCTCGCCTGTCTGCATATCTTCAAGAGTCTTCCAGAACCTGTCCAGAGGGACGACCGCCTCAGATCCAGCCTCGCCTACGCCGATAAGAGACGCACGGTCGAAGATACCACCTTCTGCGTACCAATCAACATTGATCTTCGGAGGCGTACCTTTTCCGCCGATGCCCCAAGGAAGTTTTCCTCCGCTGATATGGAAGTGTGGAAGTTTGAACTTAGGCAACGACAATCTCGCTCCGTTGACTATGCTCTTGATCTTGTTTATAGCGTTTCTAACGAGATTGACCGCTGTCTGTATAGGATTAGTTATAGCGTTCTTGATTCCGTTCCAGACTGTTGTTACAACCGTTTTAATAGCATTAAATACGGTCGTTACTACGGTCTTAATCAGCATTATGCGGAAACGTATTCCCGCCACGATTGCGTTCCAAACGGCCTCAGCTGCTGCCTTGATTCCGTTCCAGATACCAGTGATAAATGCTCCGATCTGTGAGAATACCGCCTGAACATTCGCCCACAGCTCTTGAGCCTTTGCTTTGATCGTGTCCCAATTCTTATAAAGAAGAACACCGACAGCGACCAGCGCAGCTATAACTCCGATTACGATTCCCACAGGGCCGGCTAATGCTCCGAGCATTGGACCAATCGTTGAAGCGAGCGACATGATGGAACTGATAGCAAACGATAATTTACCGAGGAACATCAGCACCGGGGCGATAGCAGCAACCACTCCCGCAATCACTCCGATTGTCGTCAGGATTGCCGGATCTAAATTCGAAAGCCAGTTAGCAAATCTACCAACGAGATCCACAACCTTTTCGAGAGCCGGTGCGAGCGATGAGGCGAGTTGTGAGCCTACAGTCGCAAGCGCTACCGATCCGATGGCCTTCATCGTGTCGAGCTCATCGTTGAACTGGTTTGCCTTGTCGAGAGTCTCCTGATCCACGAAGTCGAGTCCGTACTTCGAAAGCGTATCGGAAAGATTCTTATACGTTTCGCCGTTGTCCTCAATCAGTGGATTAAGGTTCGCTGCGCTCTTGCCCATCAACTGCATGGCGAGAGCATCGCGTTCGGTCTCGTTCGTCATCTGTCCGAGTTTGGAAATGGTCTCTTGCCAAACCTCATCGGAATTACGGAGTGTACCGTCTGAGTTGTAGATCGACACGCCCAACTTGTCGAACGCTTCTGTCATAGTCGAGGAACCGTTCTGAGCCGAATACATCGACTTTTCGAGTTTTACGTGCGACTTCGCTATGTCTTCGACTGATACGTCCACGAGATCCGCTGCGACCTTATACTTCTGAAGATCTGTCGTGCTCATACTGTAGACCTTCGAGAGTGTGTTCAGATCATCCGCGTTCTGTCCCGCTTTGTATGCAGCTGCTCCGAGTGAAGCAACGACACCCGCTGCCGCCATTGACAGCCCTCGCATAGCCTCGCCCGCCTGAGTGAGCTTATTGCCCATCTCTTTTACTTGCTCGGACGCAGCACGGAGATTCACGTTGCCGATTTTCTTCAGCTGGCCCTCAAAAGTCTTGGCCTGATTCTCTGTGACGATGATCTCTCTCTGGAGTTTCCTGTACTCCTCGGAGTTCTTATCGACACCCTGAGCGTCCATCTGTGCCTGAGATTGTTTGAGCGCGTCGAGTTTCTTCTTGGTTTCGTCCACCTTCTGCGTCAGGAGTTGCTGTTTCTGTCTCCATAACTCCACGTTGGTCGGATTAAACTTCAGAGCCTTGTCGACTTGCTTCAGCTCTCTGTCGAGCGACTTCGTATTATTTTGGATTTGCCGTAAAGCCTTATCGAGTTTGGTGGTGTCGCCATTAAACTCGATGGTTATTCCTTTGATGTTACCCGCCATTTATTTGACCTCTAACCGAAGAACGAATTAATATCGTTCTGTGTTCCCTTGCGTTTAGTTCCGCGCTTCTCTGCTCGTTTTTGAGCCTTCTCCGCTTCCTTCTGCCTCTCGTTATAAGCGATGCAAAAGTCCACCACTTGCCCGAGTTGCATCTTGCGGATGTCTGACATCGTTAGTCCTCGTTCGAGTCCGGCGAGGATGATGTCATCGAGTGTGACGGCTGAAGATTTTTCAGACTTGCTCCGATTTCCTTCAGCCTCTTCAAGTTTTTTGAGCTGACGAATCCTTTCAGCACGAGATCGTAAACAGCCGGCGCTACCACGTCGAGTGGAAACGTCTCAAACTGTTTGACCCACTGCTTAGGCGGAGCGATATTTTCGTCCGCTGCCTTCGCCATAGCCCACGTTACATTAATTACAACGTCAACAAATTCGACTTGGAACATCGGAAGAAGAACCTCCATCACTCTGCCCTGAATCGATTCCGCAACGTCAGCGACCGAGATCTCCGTCTTTCCTGTCTCAGCTACGATGGTCGACACGCCCTCGATCATGGACGCGATGACCGGCATCAGAGATGGAACGATGTCCTTGCCGAACTGGTCTCTATATTCCATTGTCCATGCCACATTGTTATTGAGCCGGACTTCCTGTTTTCCGATTTTGATTACTTTTTCCACGACTTACCTCCTAATAAAAAAAAGGAGCGGGCTCATACCGAACCCGCCCCGCTTTGTTATGGTGCGATTGCTGGTGCAGTTGGAGCTGTGAACAGTGTCGAGTAACCAGTGTCCGCTGGCTTGAGCACTGCCATTGTAACGCCTGTTGCGTTGTCTCCTGTGCACGTTACACCCAGAGTCTCCGTTGCCGGTTCCTTGCTGTCCTCGATTGTTGCGTACTCTCTTGTGATTGCACCAAGAGCGCAGTTGTAGAGGATGACCCTTCTCGCCTCTGCATCGCCTTCAACCTGAAATGCGATGAATACGTTAGGCTTTGTAGCGTTCTTTACGTTCGCAAGGCCGCCGTTCGTCAGAGTCCTATATCCGAGGAACTGAGTCTTAAACTCATCATCGAACATAGCAACCTCGAGATCGCCCTCGATGGATCCACCGGAGTATCCGCTCCAGTATGCGATATTGTCAGCATAGAAGGTGTTCTGTTCTGAACTCTCTTCAGGAGAGAACGAAACAGCGCCCTTCTGATGATATGGTGTGCCGAGAGTTACGGCTCCCTGATCATCGACTGTGTATGTACCGACGTGGAGCTGAGAAATACCAAATTCTACTTTATTAGCCATTGATAAGCCCCTTTCGTTTAGATGTAGTAATAAATCACGAACACGCCCTCTTCTTCGATGTAGACGTCTTCGCTTTTCTCATATAAAAAGCCATTGTCCACAAGTGCGGTTTCAATGGCTTCCTCGTTTGATTCGTTTTTCGTTGTGAAGTAATACTCGACCTGATAGCTGTTCTGCTTGTAGTAATGCGTATTGTCAGCTTGGAAGGTCTCTTGTCCATTACCGATATAAACGATATACGGTGGACTCTGAGCCTTCTTGAAATGACTGTACGCACACGGAAGGCCGGTGCTCTGTAATACTTGGAAAATTGTCATGGAATATCCTCCATTATCCTCCGAGGCAATTCATCGGACGCCCACTCTTCAACAGGAGCAATATGCTTCCGCCCGGATACGCGTCCATAAGTGCCTTTTTTATTCCTTACGATGTGCCCATTCTCGAGTAGATGAGTCAGAGGAGCATCTGTGCGGTTATAGACAATAACGTCCATTTCGCCCTCCTTCTTCTTGCCCCATCCACCGGCGTAGGATCCCGTTCTGCGTGGAGATGTGTTCTTGAGTTTCTGGACAGCCTCACGGCTAACAGCGTCAATATTCCGCTTAGTGGATTCCTTGACTTCCTTGTCAACCGTGTCGAGAAGTTCTTTCATTTGAACTTCAATGCTTCCCGTCTTACTCATCGCCCACACGCTCCTCACATATCAAACTGATCCCGTCTCTCTGAGCGTTCCAATCAACTCGGATCACGTTGTACTCGGTGCCCTCAAAGTCGAGCACCTTCTGTCCATCGTAATCCTCTCGATTCGACAGGAACAACGTCAGAGATGGTTTAAGCCCGAGTTGGGCTGCGTTGTAGAACTCGCTCTGGTATACGCCTCGAGGTTGAACGAATACTTCCATTTCTGTGATTGAGAGCACTTCGTTTCCGTACTCGTCAAACGTCGGCGTTCCGTATGCCTTTAGTGTTGCCACGCTGTCATACATTACGCCTCACCCCAATTCGTATATCCTGTCGCTGTCCTTAACTGCGCCTTCTGCTCATCGTAGGACATCTTCAGTCTGTCGTAGTCTTCAGGAAGACCGAACGACATCTTGCAGTAAGTGATTATCGCCCTCGATACAAGAGCATCCAACTCGTCCGGCACGATGACACCCGCAACACCGAGGTCGAGTTTGGCTGCGTCAATAAGACCACCCAGTTCGGCGTCGTATGCGTTTGTCTTTATGCGGAGAGCCATCTTTACCTGATCAAGCATTTTCTTACCTCACAATTACTTCTTTTTCTTTGCTGGTTTCGCCTCAGCCTTTTCAGCCTTCGCCTTGACCTCGACCGCGTTGTTAAAGGCTATCAGCCTCGAAGCCTCCTGATCAGAGACCTCGAGGACTGTATCCTTTGCGAATCTGACAAGCGTATCGTGTGTCAGTTTGACCTTCATTATGCCGATACCTTAGCGAAGAACTTGTTACCTACGAGTCCGATCGCTGCTGGCTGACGTCCGAGGATTCTTACCATATCGGATGTCATGAGGCTGTGGTCGTCATACTTGAACTCGATCGCCTCGCCCTTTGGCAGATTCATCATCACACCGCTCAGGTCTCCGATGATTGGAGCTGTTACGGTGTCATTGAAGAGAACCTCGAGTCCATCAAATGGATCCACGCCATAGTTTGCAGCCATCTGGAGCGCTCTGTAAGAAGCATACTGGGCCGGTGTGCAAATGATAACGAGATCTTCTGCTGCGGAGCTCAGGAGTGCTCTTGCATTTACGAAGTCAGCGATGGCGCCGGCAGCTGTACCTGTCTTAGCAACAGCTGGGGAATCAGCATCCGCTGTCTGTGGAGCTGCGAGGATAGCAGCAACAACAGCGTTCTCCTCAGCCTTAATGATTCCGCGAGCAACTTCGTCATAGATGTAGGACAGATAAGCCTCACCGCTCATTGAATCGAGAGCCTCGTCAGATACGCTGACCCATTTCTTGTAAGTTGTCGGAACGAGTGTTACGATTCCGAGAGTGAGTGCCTCTTCTGTAACAGCTTCGCCACCTTCTTCGTGAGCGGCAGCGGCTGGAGCCGAGATTTCAAATCCGACTTTTACGTTGCCGGCTGCGTTCATTCTGCGAACTCTTCTGAGGATTTCGCTGTCCTCGAGTCTCTTTGCTACGATCTCGCCCACGAATGTAGGAACCGGAATAGAACCTACGAGTGGAGACTCTACGTTGTCGCTATAAAGAGCTCTGCACTCTTTGTCGTTACCAGTCTTTACATACTTAGCAAACGCTTCGATGTAGTCATGGCTGTTTCTGATTTCCATATCAGTCATTTTTTCTTCTCCTTTGCGTGTTTCAATTGTCTTACCCGCGCCTCTGGCTACCGCTTCGGCTGCCTTGCGGGACTCTTCTTTTTCGAGATTGAGAGCCTTAGTTCTCTCCTCGATTGCTTCAAGCTCAGCGTTCAGAGCGTCGAGTGTTTCAGCGTCGGCCTCTTCTGTCTCGGTAGCGATAGCCGATTTTCTTTCCTCGAGCTCGTCCATTCCGAGCATCATGATTTCTTCGCGTGTCATTAGATGTTCTCCTTTTTCAACGCTCTTGCTTTAACTTCTGCTCTCTTTGCCTCGAGTGCTCTCTTCTCTTCCTCAAGTCGCTCCGCCTGAATCCTCTCGATCACTCCGTCGGTAAGATCGCCAATGCTTCGAGTAACCGCATCCGCTGCTATCGAAGTGCCGTCATTGGCTGGAATCGAAACTGCGCTCACGTCATAGAGTTTGCCCACCTTTGTGATGTGCCTCGTATAGATCCAAATGCCAGCGTCGTCCTGTTCTTTGTCTTCGCTCTCACCTGTGACTGTAAATCCGAAGCTCATCCTATCGGTGTAGCCTCCCGCGATCTCTTCGTACAGTTCGCGTCCGATCTCTGTACCACCAAGATCTGCGGATATAAACAAACCCTTTTCGTCCGGCTCGACGGAAAGAGTGTTGTTCCTTGTTCTTGCGAATACTCGACCACGATGGTCGTACTGCATGATGACATCACTCATGTCGGTCTCATCGAAGGCCGTTCTATCTACGACCTCCCACAGTTCCCAACCTTCGCCACCAAACAGTTTGTAAGGCTCATCGAATGTACTCGCATATCCATTGACGACCTTCTTCTGATCCTCTTCGCCCTCCTGGGCTTCGCGGATCTGCATCGTCATGTTTCTGTATTCTCTGTCATTCTTGACCATTGTTTTCGTCCTCCGTTCCTGTTTCGGATACCTTTTCGTCTGCGTCTATGTATTCGCCTCTTATGAAGCGGACGTCACCGTTTTCGACGGTTCCGTAATTGAACAGCTCACGCGCCTCGTTGATGGACATAACTCCACGGTCGAGGAGTTGCTGTGCCATCTGCACCTTCTGCGATGTGCTCATATACTGGAGCCTGTTTGCGTTCGCCATAACGTAAGAGCCCTGTGCACGTTCCCTCTCGCTAAACAGCATCTTTGTTAGTGCCTCCGAGAACTGAATCGCAAACGGCTCGATACATCCATCAAAGAAGCCCTCAAGCTCTTCCGCTTTTGCTTTATTCTGGAGCACGTCTTCATTCACTCCGAAATAGTTAAATACGTTCTCCCGAATCTGCTCCATCTGATCAGCGTCGATCGAGTACGGCTTAACATCAATCTGTTTGATGTCCTTGTAAGTATTCGGGAACAGGAGGAATCCACCCGCCTCCGATTCGCTCGACAGATTCTCAGCCGTAAAACGTTCACGTTCCTTTGCGAGGTCCTCAGGCTTTGCAAAGTTCGCAAGTTGTGCCATAAAACGGAATGTCGCTGCGTTCTTCACGCCCTCTTCGATGCCCTGATTCTGAATGTGGATCAACTGCATCGTTTCGCGGAGTGCCCTATTACTGTCTCCAAAGAAATCATCGTGATATTGATGTTTCGTCAAGACCGCACACTTGCGGAATTCGACCGCTGCATATTGTCCGTTACTGAACTGATACCTCAGCCAAATCTCATCGTCATATTCGACCAGTGTGCATGATGCGGGGAGCACCGGATACACTCCAGTAATGATCATTCGCTCATCGAACACAGGAACCACAAAGGCCGTGTTATTCACATCAAGGATGGTGCTCAGCCTATAAAGGAACTGAGACCATGTTTGCCACTGGTTCGGTCCGAGTCGCAGTTTTGCCTGTAGCGATGGATTTGCGGATCCATTCACTTCGACTTTCAGTTTGGAAATGTGCCTCGCTCTTGCGTCGATTGCTGCCCTCACTATCTCCGACTCATAAACAGCACCGCCCCAATTCGTAAACATCGGCTGATATGCTGTGAGAGTCTGAAACAGTGAGCGGGCTTTGCGAATCGCTTCGTC